ACGGCAACCCGGGCAACAAAGGGGGCGGGCGAAAGTCCGCTTATGAGGAAACCAAAATGGCAGAAATGTTGAAGGATGCTTTTTTCAAAGGGTTTGACCCGAAAGAAATCACAGACGAGATTGCCAAAACAAAAACAATCAAACTTTTCAAACATGCCTTATTGCGTGCCGCAAAGAATGATAAAGTTTTAATGAAGATGTTTGAGAAACTATATCCGAGCAAGATTGATTTTAGCGGACAAGTTGACAATGTTTTTGATGTTACCATAACAACAGTGAATAAAGATGCCGCAAATAAACTGGCAACAGACGGAAACGCAAAAAAAGGCATGGAAGTACCTAAGTGATGACACCACCACCGAGCTTCTTTTTGGAGGAGGTGCCGGGGGGTCAAAAACCTTTTTGGGATGTGCTTGGATTATTTTGTGTTGCATAAATTATCCGGGAACTCGGTGGGTAATGGCTCGAAACGTATTGAAGCGGTTGAAGGAAACAACTCTTGCGACCTTTTTTGAAATATGTGCGATGTGGAATATAAAATCAGATCAGCATTTTAAATACAACTCCATTGATGGCTCGATAAAATGGCTCAATGGTTCATTGCTTTTATTAAAGGAATTATACGCAAACCCTTCTGACCCGGAGTTTGATGCTCTTGGTTCTTTAGAAATAACTGGGGCTTTTGTTGATGAGGCGAATCAGGTTACTTCAAAGGGAATCAATATTTTAAAATCAAGAATCAGGTATAGGCTTGACGATTTTGGACTTATTCCTAAACTGTTGATGACCTGCAATCCTGCTAAAAACTGGGTTTATTCTGATTTTTATAAACTTTGGAGGGATGGGAAGTTGCCAAAATACAGGAATTTTATAATCTCTTTGGCTAAAGATAATCCATTTTTATCTCCGCACTACGTTGAAAATCTAAAAAAACTTGATAAAAACAGCAGGGAAAGATTGTTGAACGGGAATTGGGATTATGATGATGATCCGACAAGATTGTTTGATTATGAGGATATTTTAGATTTGTTTACCACGAAAGCTGAGCCGAATGCCGAAAAATATATCAGTTGTGATGTGGCGAGATTTGGGGATGATAAAACCGTAATATGTCGCTGGGAGGGATTGCAATGCAAGGAAGTAAAATCATATCCCCGGACAACAACGACCGAAGTGATTGAGATTTTAAAAAAACTTTGTGAGCAGTATCAAATTAAAAGACATTGTGTTGTTGTTGATGAGGATGGGGTCGGTGGCGGCGTTGTTGATGGATTTTCAGGTTGTAAAGGTTTTGTAAATAATTCAAGACCGATTGTAACGCCGGGGAAAAAGGAAGCCGCAAACTTTGCAAATCTAAAAACTCAAGCCTACTATGAATTGTCAAGACTTTTGCATGAGGGTAAAATAGGGGTAGAGCAAATTTCAATCACAGACAAGGAATGTTTGATTGAGGAACTTGGACAAGTGAAACAAAAAGACGCAGACAAGGATGGAAAAATTGCTTTAATTGGCAAGGATATAATGAAAGAGAGCCTCGGAAGGTCGCCGGATATTGCAGACGCTTTGATGATGAGAATGATATTTGAATTAAAAAAAGTGACGTTATTGAAGCCATTTTTTATATAAAGATTACTTCGTAAAATTCAATTATGGAGATAAAAATACCTTTTACCAACAAAACTCTTTATCTTGGTAAAAAAGCGGTTGAAAATGCTAAACGGTCTTTTGGATATGGCATGTATAGCAGTATTTATTCCAACCTTTCATCACAAGGCAGGGTGAGTTTTAAAGACCTTTACCAAATTTTCAACGACATTGTTGATGTAAAACAAGCGGTCAGAAAAATCCAAAACGCAGTAATGAAAGAGGGGTATGTTTTTATCGATAGCAAGGGGGAGGCTTTAGACATGAGCAATCCTCAAGTTGCTAAGGCAGAGGAAATTTTGAATCCAAAAAACAGAGATTTAACAGTCTTGAAAGATATTTGGGTTCGGGATTTATGTGTAGCCGGGAATGCTTATTGGCATATACAACAGAATATCGAGGGGAATACAATGGAGGTTGTTCCAGTAGATCCCCGCTCAATGATTGTTGTTACTAACAAATATGGCGATAAGTTAAAATACCTTCAAAGAGTAGCCGGACAGGAGCAACAGGCTTTTGATGAGGCGGAGATGGTTCATGCAGTCATGGATCATTCGACAAAGAATCCTGTACTTGGTGTTTCACCCATTGAATCTATTGTTTGGGAAGCTAAAACAGAGATGGAAGCACAAAAATCCAATTTTTATTTCTATGAGAATCATGGAATCCCCGCTCACCTGCTTATGTTTGACGAAAATTTAAGTGCAGAACAGTTGAGGGAGGCTCAAGATGAGTTAGAGAGGAAATACAAAGGGGCGGAGAACAGATTTAAGGCGGGCATAATCCCTCACTTGAAAGATGTGAAAACGATTGCCATGTCGCAAAAGGACATGAAGTATCTTGAAACAAGAGCCTTCACTACAAGGAAAATTGTAATTGCTTTCGGTGTTGATTCATTCATTCTCGGATATACCGATGGTGTTCAGCGTGGAAATGCAGAAGTGATTTACAAAATGTTTTATGAGAATACAGTCAGACCCTATGAAACCTATCTCGAAAAACTCATCAATCTTGAAGTATTGCCGGAGCTTGGATTAAATAATATAAAATTCAAAATAAAACTTTCGAGCTATGATAACGAAAAGGAAATCTCGGAAATAACGAGGGCGGATGTTATCGCCGGAATAATGACGATCAACGAGGCAAGGAAAAAGAGGGGACTTGATGAGCTTGATAATGAGCTTGCCGATGAGCCTTTATTTCAGGGGATTTTACTTGATGATTTGGGACAGGATATGGGGCAAGTGAAAAAAATAATTGAACAAAGAATGACAGAAAGAAACGAACAGATGTATAATTTACTTGAAGATGATTTTAAAATTTGATTATGCAGAACTCTTATTGCACACAATCACTAAAGCCCGCCGGAATAGGAATGGGCGGAAGTTACGTCGTCAAGAACGAAAACTCGAAAGAGAAATTAAAAAAGAACTCGAAAAACAAGCGGACTATATCATCCGCAGAGCGAAGAAAATTATACCAAGAAAAGATTATGAAGATGAAGTAGATGGGATATTTGAAAATTTGCCGGACAAGCCGTTGAAAAAGACGATATTGGAAACCGCCGGAATTGTGATGACGTTTGGGGCATTATCAAGAATCAAAGACGATAATTTATCCCAAATAGGAATCAGCTTTGATCTCGAACATCCGTTGGCGGTTCAATATCTAAAAACCGACAGACCGCTTATATTAGCCAAAATGAGCGAAACGACAAAGGAGCATATCAAACCTTTACTCATCAGGGCGGCGAAAGAAGGTTTATCACCGCAACAGGTGGCGAAAGAAATTAGCGAGAACTTTGCCTTCTCGAAAGCCCGGTCGCTGATGATAGCGACAAATGAAATAGGGACAGCGTATGGATACGGAAACTGGGTTGTAATGAATGATGTCGCTGAGGAAGGTTATGATGTAAAAAAACAATGGTTGACGGTGGGAGATGACAGAGTAACGGATGAATGTCGGGCAAATGAATCAATGGGATGGATAAAATTTGATGAGCAGTTTGAGTCCGGGGATGATAATGCTCCACGAGGTGATCATCCACGATGCAGATGTGATACATTATATGAATATAAATAACTAAAAAAACATGAATCAAAAGACACAGTATTTTCAAGCCTTTTTTAAGCCGATACCAGTTGAAGGCAAGAATACCCCGACTAGAGCCGGGGATGGAGTTAAGATAAAAGGCTATGCCTCAACACCAACGCTAGACAGATACAATGATGTTGTCGAGCCGGGTGCTTTTAGAGAATCAATAGTTAAAAATTATCGGAAAAATCCGATTGTATTATTTCAGCATAATCCCGAAAGACCTGTTGGGTATGCAACTCACATGTCTATTGATGACAAAGGATTATATATCGAGGCTCAAATAAAAGATTATGACGTTGAAGAAAAGATTTTGGCGGGGATTTTGCGTGCTTTTTCAATCGGGTATATACCAACAAAGACAGAATTTCAGGATGAGGAGGGGAATAAACTAGACCCGACAAAAGATAATATTTGGGCGAAAGGAGTCAAGAGGATAATCAAGAAAGTTGACCTTGTGGAAAATTCGATTGTATCAGTCCCGGCGAATCCTGATGCTTTATTTACAATGGAAAAATCAGTCAAAAGTTTTTTTAAAAAACAAAATCCTGATATAGAAATAAAAACTTGGGAGGAAACAGAAAATGAGAGTAGATATAGGGTGCGTGACCCAAAAGATTTTCAAGAGGATTCATTTCGGCGTATAATATTAGAGAAAGACAAGCCGAGAGTATTCGCAATCGTTGGAAAATTAAAAGGAGAAACTACAACGGAAACGCAATCATTGAGATTCCCGAAAGATGACGACTGGACTATTGCAAAGGCTAAAGAATGGGTAAAAGACCATTTTAAAAGCAAAAAAGACCTTGATATATATAATTCTATAATCACAAAAGCTATGAAGAAAAAAAACCTATTAAAAGCAAAAGCTGATGATGAAAAAACTAATAGCGAGGATTCAGAGTCTGTTGAAAAGGTTGAAACTTCCGAAGATGAAACCGAAACCCCTGCCGGTGAAACAGACGGCGGAGAGGAAGGAGATGAAACAAGCTCCGAAGGTGGAAACGAAGAAGAAGCCGAAAAGACGGAGGAAGAAACCGAGGAATCCGAAGAAACTACGGAGGAAGCGGAAACTGCGACCGATAAATCCGAAGTTGAGGAAACAGAAGGAGAAAAGGATGAAGAAGAAGGAGGTGAAAAAGAGGAAGTTGAAGGAGCAGGAGAGGAAGAAAACGCAGAAACGGAAAAGCAATTTGAAGGCTTTAATGAGGATGAAAGGAAAACACTAGAGAAGTTGGCTACTCCCGAAGGTGCTATTGTGGCTTATAAGGCTATAAAAGCATTGGAAGGACAAATTGAAGATTTGAAGGAGATCATTAAAAAGACTCCTGCAAAAAAGGCATTAGCCTATTTTGAATCTTCTTTGAAAGGGACAAAAGAAGTCAAGGCTGATGAGGAGAAAGAGGAGGAGGAAGTTGTCGAGGACAAAAAAGGATTCAAAGAAGCTTTAAAAGCAAACGCATTATAATCTAACAAACAAAAAAAATGACAGAAGCAGATAAAAAACAAGTCCGAACTTTCGAGGATTTAATATCGATTGCCGGACAGGGAAAACATGAGGAAAAATATGGGAAAATGACTAATGAACAGAAGAAAAAAGACATGGTGAGGGCGATTGGAATGGAACACAAAGCCGATGAGGTATTATCAACGATCAACAACACGAACTGGTATGATGCCTATGGCATGGTAAATGATATCAAAGACCTTACGCCTAAATATGGAAAAGTTTTGGCGGCTCTTTCAGAAGGATTTGAAGGTTCAGGATTGCCGGTGAGCTATCCTGTTCCTTATGACATCACGGATTACTACATGGAGGGGAAAACTCAATGGGAAGATGAAACTCGACCTTCTATCAATGCACGAACACAAACCGACAGCAAAAGCACTCTTGGGCTTGTGCCTTTGATTCTCGAGTTTGCAGTTTCAGACGAGATGATTCAGCATTGTTCAGACAAACAGCTTTATGAAAAACTCTTGGCGAAATTAACAAAGACTTTCACTCGAACTGTTGAGGGAATGATTATCAACGGCGATAGTGAAACAGGAGCAACAGGTAATGTTAATTCAGATGATCAAGCCCCTGCGACAACTTTTGCGTCTGATGGTGCGGCGGCTTATCATGCAACCTTGATAGATCACGGAATAAGAGAACTCGCAATCAATGGCTCTTATACTGTCGATGTCGGTGCTTTCGATAGTGATGACATCCTTTCGGTTATCAGAAAGATGGGGGACAAGTATCAAGAGGAGTTTGCTGATCTTCTACTTCTCTTTAATCCGGTAACATACACAGCAATCAAAGCAGATGATGGATTCAAACTTGCGTCAAGCTGGAACAGACCCGCAGTCGAGTCCGGTGTTGTAGACAGACCCTGGGGAATTGATTTGATAGTAAGCCCGGAAGTAAAGAAAACAGAAGCGGATGGAAAATTGTCAG